TAAGAGTCAGTTTGATTTACAGGCAGAAGAAGCTATGAATATAGAGGCTAACGACTTAGCAAGCTTTAAACTGGCTAAACAAGAGGCTTTTAAAAACTTGGGGGTTGAATTTGATGATAGTGGAATACTTGTTTGGAAAAAAGATAATGATGAAGGAATGGACGCTGGAACAGCTTTAGGTTTTGATGACATTGAAGATCTTCAAGAAGATTTTGTTGATGAAGTTTATGATATAAAAGCTAGAAGATCTCCTTCTGAATATGGAGAGTGGCAACCAAAAATGAGGGAGTCTGATAAAGATAAAGTTAGAGAATACTTCAAGAATGGTATAATGGATCAGATGGTTTCTGATAAAGTTAGAGATATGAAGTGGAGAGCTAGGTATTACCCTATATCTCAAGCAGAGGCATTTTTCTCTGAGTCTTATTATTTATTTAACAACAATCCTGAAATGTATAATGAACTTATAAAAGACGCTACAGAGGGTGGTTTGTTTGAGAATAAAGAGTTTAGAGAAAGATACCAGTATCTTGTATATATAAATGAAAGTATTATTCCTCTGGGCAAAGGAGATGAAAAACTTCTCAATATGTTAAAAGAATAAATTAAAATTATTATATTTGTTTAATGAAAAAAGATGTATCAAATATATTATATGTAATTATAATGCTTGTAGTGTTTGGAGTCTCTGCCGCTTTTGGTCAGGGGGATTTTTTTAAATACTCTACTTTTTACACATCAATGACAATGAATACCTCTTTTTCTGAGAGAGGAGATTATATAGCTATTGATAAAGGTTATGAAGATGTAACAACTATTCATCCTTATGATTATAATTTAACAATAGGTTTACGTAAAATAGCAAGATTTGATTATGAGTACAAAGTTAAAACATGGTATTATGGCACTGAAAAGGCTGTTGCAGATAATGTTACTATTGGTAATGCTACTGGTTGGGAGTATTTACTTAATTATTCATTTATACGTAATCGTGGGGATAAATATACTGAGCAAAATTTCTGGCTTAGATACCTTGGAGATAAATGCGTAACAAAAGTACAATACAAAGATAACCAGAGGGTTAACTTAAGATACAATTCATTTGACACAAGATTTAGAATTAACAAAGGGAATTGGGACTTTACAATAGGTGGAGTCTTTCGTATGCATCCAGTATATGGTGTAACTCCCATAGAAGATTTCTGGATACCTGGCGAGTCTACTTTTCAACAGTTGGCTCAAGACTTTGGGTATGCACCAGAACAGTGGGTTCAAGGTTTTTACGTGAATCAAAACTGGTACGATGTTAGTGGTGGGGACTCTGTTTTAGTTGCTACCTCAAACAATGAGTTCTTCAACCACTACTTCGGAGATGCAGTAGCAAGATATAATGAAAGAGAATTAGAAAAACTTGGAATGCAAAAAGAATTAAGTGCTGTTATAGGAATAGCATATTATAAATATACCCCTAAATTCTGGTTGCATATGTGGGCTAATTGCATGCCTTTCCATTATGGTATGGATGAATACTCATTTGAATATGGTGTAGAAGAGTGGGATAATATAGAGTGGGATGCTGGAATGGTATTTGGATCTCGTATTACAAAACACTTAGGTATGTTTATAGAAGGAACACACATGCGTTACTGGATGAAGCCAGTGTACGAGGTTAAGTTTGGTTTTAACTATTTAATATTTTAATTATGAGATTTATTATACTGTTGTTAATATTATGTTCAGGATGCTCAATGCTATTTAATGCAGATAAATACAATCCTAATCCTATTCCAGAGCCAGTAGTTGAAACACTGCAAGACTCAATTAGAGTTGACACTATACGATTAACAAACGGTATTGATCATATTATAATGTTAGATACAGTAAAAATAAAATAGACATGAAAAAATTATTAATAATATTATTTGTATTTATAAGCTCGTTTTCTTTTTCTCAAGGTTATGATTTTCAAGCTATTTGTTTAGATTGTGCTGAAGCAGGTGGATTTTACTGTGGAGATGATCCAGCAAACTGGACTCAATATGCTCCTAATGGATGTGTACAAACATCTTGGTTAAATGATGGATGGGAAGATTGTATTGATGCAAGTGATGAGAACGGTGCTGTTCCTACGACACCAGAAGATTGTGCTCCACCTGTAGAGCCATGTGACACTGTATATGTAGATATCCCTGTAATAGAATATATCACAGAATATATATATGAAATTGACACTATTGTAGAAGAGGTAGAGGTTCCTTTCTTTGTTTATGAAACAATAATACAGTTTGATACTATTGTAGAGACAGAGTATATAACAAATATTGTTATTGATACAATTATTGATTTACAGTTGGACACTATATATAACACAGAGTATATAACTCAAATAGTAGTTGACACAGTTATAGAAGAGGTAGAGGTGTTTATTCCAGAATATATATATATAACCGACACAGTATATGCAGAGGTGTTAGACACTATGTTTATAGACGTTATAGAATATGTTGACGTGGTTGTATACGACACAATAGTGGAAACAGAAATAGAGTATGTGGAGTTTTTTGTAACGGACACTATTATCCAATACGACACAATAATAAACACAGAATATATTGAGATAGTTGTTGTTGATACTATTATAGAGTATGTAGAAATAATAAACACAGAATATATTGATTGTGATTCTGGACTGCCATGTAATAGTGGTATGGAAGAAATATTAGATAAATCTAATCAAACAGGTCTTATGTATAATATGTTAGGGCAACCAATAAAGCGTCCTGAAAGTATTTATATAGAAGATGGTAAAATAAAATATATAATAAATTAATTATGAGTAATGGAATAAAACCAGATAAGAAGCCTAATAATATGAAAGCCACCTTTAAAAAGGTAAAAAAGCCTACTAGATCTAAAAGTGGATTATTAAAAAAATTTTTAAAAACAGCTAACACACAATCTTTAAATATGATTTTTCCTGGTTTAGGAAGTTTTATAGCAAATAGAAAAGATAAAAAGGTTCTTAAAAGAAACAGTAAAGGTGAGGTGATAGTAAGAAAGTAGAATGAATATATTTAAAGATAATAATGATTGGAATGAAAAGGCTATAATAGGTTTTGTGGCTTTTATAATAATGTGTATAATAATGATCGCTGATCTAATGACGGGATGGTATGGTTATGACTTAGTTATAAATGAGTTTGTGTACGATAGCTTTGTTTGGGTAGTGCTTGGATGTTTTGGTATTAGTGGAGTAGAAAAATTTGCAAAAAAATAAATTATGGCAAAGAAAAGTAAATATCACACAACAAAAGATGGACGTAGAGTTAAAAAGGGTCTATGGTATTATATAAATAAAAGAAAAAAGTCTAATACATCTAGGCCAGGCAAAGGAACAGTTTCTGATGATGCAATCAAAAAAAGCAAAGCTAAAAAAGGTGCTAAGATAAATAAAAAACTAACCGACAGACAGTTAAAAACTTTAGAGAGACATAAAGAGCATCATACTAAAAAGCATATGGATATGATGATAAAATTAATGCAACAAGGAAAAACATTTGGTGAGGCTCATGATATAGCTATGGATAAAGTAGGTAAATGATATGGCTAGGGTTAAAAAGACAGCGGCATGGACTAGGAAGGAAGGTAAAAGCCCTAGTGGAGGATTAAATAAAAAAGGAGTTGCGTCTTACAGAAGAGCTAATCCAGGGTCAAAATTAAAAATGGCTGTAACTGGAAAGGTAAAAAAAGGAAGTAAATCAGCCAAGAGACGTAAGTCTTTTTGTGCTAGAATGAGTGGAATGAAAGGTCCACTAAAAGATAGTAAGGGAAGGCCAACAAGAAAGGCTTTAGCGTTAAGAAAATGGAAATGTAGAATAAACAAAAAAAAGAAATGAAAAAAGAAATTTCAGAAGAATCAAAGTTTGAACTCAGTCTCAAAACTATAGGCGGTATGGCCTTTATGATATTTAGCCTAGTAAGTATGTGGTTTATGCTACAAGCGGACATAGCTGAAGCTAAAGAATTACCTATTCCACTAGAGCCAGAGGTTACTAAAATGGAATTTGAAATGAAGGACAGAATGGTGAGACAAACCATAATGACAACGCAGGAGGATGTTAAAGAGATAAAGGAAGATATAAAGTATCTCAGAGAGAAAATAGACGAATTAAAATGAAATATTTGGATTTAAAATTATTAATAACATTTATTTTATTATTATATGCTGTAACAGCAACCTCTCAAGATTTTATTAGTGAGGATAATTTTAATCAAAAGATAGCTAAAGATATAGTAGCTGTAGAGTTTTGGGTTGACTGGAACGCTTCTAATGAGTTTGCTGATCTTTCTGGTTTAAATGATTGCTCTAAATATAGAGTTGATATAGGTAAATATCCTAAACTCCAAGATAAGTATAGTGTAATATCTATACCTACAGTTATAATATTTGAGAGTGGAGAAGAAAAAGAAAGGTTTCAGGCTAATATAATGTTTGAACTTGATGCTAAAAAAAGGGATGTGCAGAAAAGTATTGATCAATTAATGATCGCAAAATTTAATTAAATGTATACATATAAAGCAAAGTTAGACAGAGTGGTTGACGGAGATACCATAGATGTCAATATAGATTTAGGTTTTGATATAAGTGTTCATAAAAGAGTAAGGTTAGCTGGGATAAATGCACCTGAGTCTAGAACAAAAGACCTAGAGGAAAAGAAAAAAGGTTTAGCTTCAAAGGCTAGACTAATAGAATTACTAGACAAGGGTGATCTTGTTGTAGAGAGTAAGGAGTTGGGAAAGTATGGAAGAGTTATAGGTGATTTAACTATTTACCCAGATGACTTAGGTTTACCTATAAATATTAATGAAACATTAATAGAAGAAGGTCATGCTGTAGAGTATGATGGTGGTAAAAGATAAAAATAAAAAAGATGAAAGTAAAAAAGGAATACGTGCCTCAAACTCAAAGAACTGATAAAGAGGTGGAAGAAAAAGCTTATGGTAAAACCAGCAAGCCTCAAACCTCACAGACAGATAAAGAGTTGACTGATAAAGCTTACGGTAAATTTAAAGGTCCTCAAACTCAATTAACAAGAGAGGAGATGAATAAGTTAGCTTACGGATCAAAAGGTGGACCACAAACTCAGATGAGTCGAGATCAAATGAGTAGAGTTGCCTACGGAAAAACGGGTAAGCCTCAGACTCAAATGAGTAAAGGTGAGATGGCTAAAGTTGCTTATGGTGAATCTGGTAAACCACAGTCTCAAATGAGGATTTTAGGTCAGTTTATAGATTCTTTATCAAAAGGAGGTGATAATTGGAAGGTAGACTATTTTAATATAACTGGAAAAGATGCAGATGCTGAAGGAATAACAAAAGAGCAAGCTTTAATAATAATAAACAATCAATTACAGGGTGATCATGATAATGATGGTGTCCCTAACTCTATTGACCCAGACTTTAAAGGGGTTAATATGAGATCTACAACAACTAATAAATAATAACTAAAAATATATAATATGAACTGGATTAATTCTTGGAAAGCAGGAAACAAAAAAGATAAATACGAGTTAACATTTAGAATAAGTACACTTACTATATTTGAATTAATGTTCTGTCCTTGTTTAGTTTGTGAAAACAAAAAGGGTAGTTGCAAAAGATTTAGATTTATGATTATGAACTTTGGATTTGAAATTTAAAATTTAAAATATGCCTAGATTAAATAAAAATAACGGACAAACAGGAACTCAGGTTAATAAAGAAGATAATAAAATTGACTTAGATCGATTTAAAAGAGCCATCAACATTGTTGAAAACTCTGGGGATATGGACTATAGTAAATTAAATGAATCTGGAAGTAACGCTATTGGTCCTTATCAAATAATATATGGTGACGTTCATAAAAAGAATTTAAAGGATATGTATGGCGTAGAAAGCAAGGAGGAGTTTATAAATAGCCCTGATATTCAAGAAAATTATATGAATTGGTTATCTACAAAATCTTATCCAAGGATGTTAAAATCCTTAAAGAAACAGTATGGTCCAGGAGGAGATAACTTAACAAACAATGCTATTTCAGACTTTTCTAAATCTGGTATATTAGGTGACTTTAGTGACTATGATCTTATGGCTCTAGAGCACTTTCTTGGTCATGAAGATACTAGGAAATATTTTGCCTCTATAAGAGAAGGTAGGGAAGATCAATTTAAAGTTCCAGGTAAGAATATGGGTGTTAGGGAATACCTAGATAAATTTCAAGGCTTTTTCAACAAAGACAGTAAAGACAGTGAGGACGAAGAAAGTGATGACGAAGACAGTGATAAGAAGTTGCCATCCATTCCCATAACAGATGACTCTGAAAAAGAGGAACGTCCAGCGGGTCCTAAAGTTATACCTGGATGGGATGATGTTGAAAGGCCTATGAGATTTATCGATAATGAGGATAATCCTATGGATGATCTTGGGAAAACTGGAAAAAAATAATTATATTTGTAAAAAAGTAAAAACATGGCTACATTATCTACATCATTAACACTAAGCAGTACAGATGCTACTTCTGATTCTTTAAACTTTACAGTCACAGACGCTTTAACTGTTGTGTCACCTATAGTTAATATATCAAAAATAACAGCCACAGTTACAGGGGGTGATACTATTATAGTTCCAAACTTAGACTCTCCTAGATACGTTTATCTAAAGCACACTGGTTTAAATTCTGCTGGTTCAAGTTCTGGTTCTGACAAAGTACACGTGGAGACAGCTGATGGAACAACGATAATGGAGCTAAAAGCAACTGAGTTTGCGTTTTTTCCTTTCTACGCAGAAGGAGCTGGTAAACTACAACTTGAAGCTTCGGCTAATACAGTACAGGTTGAGTACGCTTATTTTACTAGAGGGTAATGAATCTTTTAGTAATTAGGTTTAGTAACGGATTAGATTCAACAAACGGATTATTATTTGATGATAGTGATAAAATGCTTGGGAGACAATTCTTGGCTTATACTTTGGAAGACGAAAAACGAGAAACTAAAGTTGCTGGAGAAACTAGAATTCCCGAAGGAACGTATAAAATTAAACTAAGAAAAGAAGGTGGATTCCATAAAAAATATTCTAAAAGATTTTCTGATATTCACAAAGGTATGCTTCATATTGTTGATGTTCCTGGTTTCGAGTATATTCTTATTCATTGTGGTAACACTGATGAACATACTGCTGGGTGCCTCTTGCTCGGAAACTCACAAGAAAACAACCAAATCAAGAAGGACGGTTTTATAGGTGGATCAACAAATGCTTATAAATCTGTTTACCCATCAATAGCGGAAGCTATAGAAGAAGGTGAGGAGGTATATATAACATATATAGATATATCAGTTGGGGATATCCCAGTGTCTTGTTAATAAAAACTACAATTTTTTTTTGGTAATTGATATAGAATTACTATATTTACTTCTCACGAAGACTCAATTCTTTTTGTTTTCATAGTTTTAGTTCGATAGACCCACCGTTTCGGTGGGTTTATTGTCTTCAAAACATTCAGTTTGTTCTAAAACTTTAGATTTAGATATTATAATATCTAAGAAGTATTTATAGTGTTTTTCGTAATCTAACTTAGCTTCTGGTGTTAACCTTCTACCAACATAATGTTCATAGACATCTTCCCATGGTGAGAACCCTATATCCTCATATTTCTTTTCTATTTTCTTATGTGCTAGAACCATAGCTAAAGTGTCTGGGTTTAATATAACTTTCATAATCTTGATTTTATTGAGTTAATTTTACCTTGAAGCTCTTTTACTTTAGCCTCAAATTTAGATCTCTTTATTCTTTTTCTAAGAATATTTAACATTGTAAGCTTATCTCTCCAAGCTTTTTTCTTAGCGTTTTTCTTCCCCATTGTCAGTGGCTGTTGGTGTGAATATTCCGTTTGCTAAATCTACTGAGCCTTCTCCATATTTTTTATTAAGCTTATCTAACATCTTTTTTTCTTTAGTCATGTTGCCTTTAAATCTAGCCTCCATATCAGACTCCATTTTTTCAACCTCCATAAGTCTAGCTTTTAACATTATAAGATCTAATTTAACCTTACCAAATTCTACAGTTAATCTGCTATTCTCTTCCTTTATACCTTGGATTTCGTTTAACTCTTTTTCTTCTAATTTAATTGTCTTTTCCATTTTTTTTAATTTTATTATTAGTTCTTATTTTTTCAATCGAGCGACCAGCGAAGTAGGCCGAGTAAACGACCATGAGCAAAGTCTGATACACAGGAACATATACAGGATTCATTTGGAATCCTCCTACATTACCATCAAAGAAAGACATAACTACCAGCATTATAGTTAAGAAGGCCATTGTTAATGGTCTTATATTAGCTGGCAACCATCCCGCTTTTGCGTCTGCCTCCCATCTTCTAGTTACTTGTTCTTGTGCATTTGCTAAAGAGTTTTGAACTAACTCTTTCATTTTTAATTTGAGGTTTAGCTTTTCCTCCTTTGTAGTTACACACTCATCAATAATACTTGAAGCATTACCAATAAGAGATTTAAATATTCCTTGTAGCATTTCTCTTTACTTTTCTTATTTGTTTAACTTTTAACCTTTCCACAACTTCCATTATTTGTTTCTGTGTTCCAGGCATGTAAAGATCGTAAATTTTTTTCTCTTTTACAAGTCTATTCTTGAATATCTTCCACCTAAGGTTAAATGCCTCTGTTCTAAGACCCTTACACTCTATGATCCAACCTTGCTCTAGATTGACAAAATCAGGCAAATACGTGGCCTGTGATATATTGCTAGAAGCTTTTATAAATACGTTTTTACCCTTACTCTTTTTCTTTTCAATACATTCACCTGGGTATATAAATTTATCGATAATAGTGAATCTAACCTCTTCATATTGGAAAGGGATGCCCGCCACTCTTAAACACTGGTACGTGAACTTTTCTAGCTTAGACTTAAATTTAATACCGTTAAATGTGGTGGCGGTAGCATTCCTTACCTTTTTGTTATACTTTTTTTTTCTTCTCATAACTTTTTTAGATTCCAAAACTCTACAGTTTTAACATATTTATTATCTACTATTTCATACAACAAAGACAAACCTCTTATGCGATAATTTATAATAATCTTACAGTGTTCTCCAGTATATGTATCGTAACCGTTATGAACACCTACATACTTTAATTTTTGGTCATGACAATAATCATTTTCTTCAAAACAAAAACTCATACCATCAGGTCTAACCTCAATTACTGTTGTATAAGGCTCTGAAATAAATTCATTGTACAATAAATTATTCTCAACATCTGCGTTACCGTATTTATTTGAGACATAAATACCATAATCTAATCTCTGTGCGTATAGCTGGAACGACAGCATTACCGCAATAAAAAACACTCCTCTCATAATTAATAAATTTGGTTAATATATATCGTTACTTAAACCCAGATCTAATGAGTCTAATACTTCTTCTATAGTTATCTCTATTTCTTTACTACTTTTTTTCTTTATCTTAAACTCTATCTTTTCCATAGATCTTTTACAATTCTTTAAACCTTCTATTGTGTTTTCTGTAAAACATAAGTCTCCAATAGTTATATGGTTTTTATTCTTACTTACCATCCTTTTTCCTATCTTATTGTAATTAACATTTTGATAGTAGCATTTTAATATTAATAAATATATTGTTTTTCTCATGTTCTTCTCCAAAGGCTATGTGTTTGACTTATTTTATCTAACGGACAGTTCATATGGTAATCCAAATACCTTCCAGATCTTCTGTCATATTTTAAAGCTTCTTCTCCTGGTACACCTACTAGCTTTTGAAACTTAACTTTTTGTACACTAAAAGAAACAGATGTATTATTTATATCCATAGAGTTATCTCTGTGTATACATATAACATTATCAGCTTTATTAAACCAGTTTTGACTACCACTAATATCATAAGCTGTTGGTTTTTTATACCCACCCTGATCATCTCTATCCATCTTTCTTGGGTGTGCTACAATAATAAACTTAAGATCATTAACCTGTTCAAATCTCCTTATCTGAGTCAGACACTCTCCTATGTATGTTGTTTCATCTTTACCCTGAAACTTATGGTCTAGCTGATTAAAAGGATCAAGTAAACATCCCTTTATTCCATGTCTTAATACTAAGTGTTTAAATTTAGACAGTATATTATCTAGACTAAAATCATCTTCAGGATAGATAGCGAAAAAATGTTTATTTAAAAACTCAATAGCTTCATGATATTCATGTATTGACATCCTATCTTTTACATCTACATCTGATGTGTTTCCTATATACATCTCTGCAAGAGTGTCAAACAGGTCTCCAACTGGGTAGTTCTCTGGGCTAAAAATACCCCACTTCCAGCCATAAAGAACAGATGAGTTAAGCATAATTTGCATAGCCATCATTGTTTTACCTGAGCCTGGAATACCTGTCCACACATCTAGCTCGGATGTTCTAAGTGTATAGTGATTATCTAATACTTGATATCCTGTAGTTAATCCTTTCTTTTTACCATTATTAAATACACCTATCATATAATCTTGTTCAGATCTTACTGTAAATATACCGTCAACTGGATAAGGTTCAGCATCTTTTAGTATGGTTTCTAAAGCTATCTTACCATGTTCCATTAACATTTGGTTAGCATCTTTAACATCCTCTGGTAGTTTAACTATATAGCACCTCTCTCTACCTATTCTTCTACTAAGTTCTTCAAGTAATACTCTACCATTAGTGTCATTATCTGAACATATATATACCTTTTCTTTATTTTCAAAATATTCCCAACAGTTATCTAGATAAGAAAATTTATTGTCATAATTCTTAGTACCTGGATTAGGTGCTCCATCAGGAACAGATACACAGTTCTCTATACCCACCTCATCTAAAGATAGCTTGTCCATTTCTCCCTCTACTATGTACACTTCATCGTGGTCCTTTATATCATCTAAACCGTAGAATATTTTCTCAGCATCTTTAAATTGTTTAAAATTCTTTTCCCCATCTCTATACTTTACATTAACTAATTCTTCATCTCTAAAGTAGTTAAAGCAAATAGTGTTTCTATGTTCTGATACTTGAGGCATATATTCTTTAGCTTGAGTTACTTTGTTTTTTATTAATATTCTCTGAGATATTCCCCTAGATTTAAACCAGTCCACCATTTCATCTGATAAATCAGTTGAGTTAGTCATTTCTGGTCTAGAGTACTCTATCTCTTTTTCTTTCTTATATGTTTTATACTGGTTTATGATACCACTATCTCCGCAGTGATGACATATATAAGCACCAGTTTCACCATTTATAGCTAGACATTTCTCTTTAGATTTTTTTCTATCTGTAGAACAATTATGGCAGACATGCCTAACTTCTCCTGATGTTTTATTTATTTTTATTCTATCATTATTAAGACTCATTATTTAAATAGATCATTTACATTAAATTCTTGTTTTAGTTTATCTTCTTGTTTTTCTTTTTCATCCTTCCAGTACTCTCCATTGAGCCATGTTAAAGGATTCTTTCTAAATTTTGGATCAGGAGTCTCTTTAGTGTAGGGGACAACAGAGTTTATAATTTTCTGCATGGTCTTCATATTATACTTAAGAAACTTGTCTTGGCATTTCTGCATACCAGTCTTTTTATTGTACAGATCCCAAAATGTTTTAAACATAGCAAGTTTTATTTCTTTATCCTCGTTTGTTTCTATAGGCGATGACATCACTATCATCAAATCTTTAGACTTAAAATGTTTATTTAGGTTGCGAAATATTTGGCTACATTCATCTTCCGTATCATATATAATATCTAAAGGTTTATCGTTGTTCTTCCTAATAATATATAGTATTCTTCCCTCACAAGAAAAACCTGCGATTGAATTACTGTCAATAGATGTATGTTTAGATATTTTTAAATACATAGTTTAGTTTTTTTATATAGAGGGGATGCACCCCCGTACTCCCCCTCCATAAGTGTTAAATTAAAATGGTAAAGCTTCCTCTTTCTTCTCCTTAGAGTTGTTTTGAGGTTCAGGCTTAAACGTATTTATTTTAACATAATGTGTCTTGCCATACTCGTTAGCACCATCTCTGTTTGCTCCCATAGTAAGGTTAATATATTTCTTGCCATTATACTCATACACATGATCTTTTAATTTAGCTAGGTCAATAGTAAAGTTAACAAGTGATCTTCCTTCATCGAAGACCTTTTCTGTACCGCTCCCGCAGTAAATGTTCTCATTATTCATAATAATAAAATTAGTTAGTTAATTAATAAACTTCTCTAAAGCTTCCATTCTACTTTCTATAGTTAGAATTTTATAATGAAAAGACTTTAAAGTTCCTTCGGTGTTTCCGAAGTCAATACCAGTATCGTGTGGATCGTCTATAGTTAAACCATCTACAACTACTTGATATTTTTCTTTGTAAGATTCATCCCACTTAAGATCTACAGTGTGCATATTTAAAGCATGCATCACAGAAGTGTGATTCTTATATCCTATTCGTTCAGCTATTTCTTCTAGCCTATAATCTAGCTTAGTATACATCATGTAGCATAACACATTTCTTGGTTGCACAAACCTTCTTTTCCTTCCACCACTAGCCATCATCTGGTTAGGTGTAACTTTAAATGTTTGACTTATTAAAAGAAGTGCGTTACTAAATGACTTATCCCTAAAGCTATTCTTCAATGTTAAATAATTCTCCAAAAGTGTACTCATAATCTTTATTCTTTAAATGTTTTAGTATGTTTTTTCCGTCTCCAACAGAGAACAGGTCAGGGTTTTTAAGATATTTTCTGACTGTAGGTATAGATAATCCTGTTATATCCCCAACCTTGTTCTTTGTTACTTTGCTTTGTTTTAATGTTTTAAATAATTTACTCATAGTTTTAAATTTTATAATGTTCCTAAATAAGTGTGTTCGTATGGATCTTGTACTTTATCTATAAAGTAGTGCTTGTAGGTGTTTAATAGTTGTGCATACTTTAGTCTCCCTTCAGATATAAACTCCTCCCCTGAATAATATATCCCTATATTATATGGTGCACTTTTCTCTATTACTATAAAAACAAAATCATCTGCCTTAAATCCATCTGAATAAAATGCCGACTGTCTGTCGTATCCATATTTATAAGAAGATCCTCTAAAATCATTCATACTGGCACCTTGAGTTGTCTTTATATCTACAAGTATTCTCTTATCTTTATTCCAGTAGTCAGCTTTACATTTACATTCAATACCAGTATCTTTATCTTTCCATACAGACACTTGCTCGGCTACCCCGCCTGATAAAAGATCCACAGCTTCATGACAAGAGAATAACCTATTCCTCATCCCCATTAGAGACTTATGCTCCACACTAGTTAATATAATGTTGTCTTCATTCTCTTTTACAAACTCCTCATATTCCTCTCTTCCTGCCTTAGTTCTCTTGTTTACATCAGGCTCTTGTATAACATATTGATCAAATTTTTCTGGCTCAAGCATACACATATGAAATGCCCTGCCAAAATTCAATGCTTTAGTCTGAGGTCTCAAGCTAGGAAAGTCTCTGTAATGCTGGTATGTAGCTGGACTCCTTTTAATTAATCCTAGTTGCGAGTTAGTTATAAATTTAAAGTCACTGTAGTATGCCTCATCTGAAGCAAACTCCTTTATATACTTACTATACATACTATGATAATTGAGTGTTAATAGTTCTCTCTTGAGCCGAAGTCATTATGTAGTTGCCCATTCTCTCCTTAACAAGATCTCCTTTACCATCTGCTATAGCTTTAAGCATCTCTTCAAAAACTTTAGCTGACATCTTCTTCTTGTCAGGAGATTGTTTTTTAATAGCTATCTCTACCTCATCAGCAGATGCTACTCCTGAGTCAATACCTATACCAAAGTTTGCTAATGCTCTACCCCATGCAGAAGTTTCGCAGTTCTCTACATAACTTGTTTTATTAATATAGCTAGATGACTTTTCTTCGTGTGCATGACCAGTTGCTTTAGTTACCCAGTCTGGATCTATAATAGATGCCTTAACAACCACCATTTCAGAATCAATATGTGTGATCTCAGATGTTAATGTAAAGTTTGGATAGTTTTTTCTAAAGTACTTAAGTCTTTCGTTGACTTCTACATACTCTCTTCCTTTTATCTTTATTGTTTTTAGTTTTGTCATTTCAATTTAATTTAAATAGTTAGTAATAATTCTACACAAGATTAGCAAATAGTTTTCACTAATCCTAATTTTTGTGAATCTTTTTTTCACAAAAAGTCCTTAACCCGATCATAATATCTCTTATAAGTAGATAAATATAAACAGATGATATAATTAATATAGGTAGTGCAAACATAATGAACGCAGGTATCCATAGTAAGTCTTCTAAATACCTCATAGTTATATACTTTCTTCTGCGTTATCAGAGTACTCACATGCCTCATTATATATGTTTGGATCTACTTGATTGACATAGTCAACAAAGTGATCATACCATTGTATAATCTTATCCTTATCTTTCATAAGACTTAATTTCTTTTCTTTCATTTCATTCTCATTTGGTTGAGAGTTTGCATATTCTAAATCGTTTCTTGTCTCCATAATTTTATTTATTTAATTTTAATTCTCTATATTTTTTTGCAACATCTTCCAGATTGTCTAATTCAGTATTGCTATATACACCTAACAGATTGTTAGTTAGTGTTTCATACTCATCATACATCTCATTATAAAAATCTTGTGCCTCATCTGTAAAAATCATTCTAATATCGTTATCTAAATCACTTTTAAGTTCTCTGTATGTTTCAGCACCATAATTCATCTCTGTAATTTGTGTTGCTAATTCATCTATGTATTCCATAAATGTTGAATTTTCTATATATATCTTGCTCATAATTTTAGTTTTTTAAGTTATTAATATATTCTTGTGCATCTTCTTTTGTTCTAAATAATTTTCTGGTAGGTTTTATATTGTATATCTCCTCGCTAACATCATCCCAACAACTCCATAAGATCTGGTATTCATCTAGGTTATACACCTTATCCTTGTGCTTGATCACAATATAGTAATCATCCCCTTCTTTAAATGGGTATCTTTCCATAACTAATCTTCTTTTTCTTTAAGTCCCATATCTTCAGCAAAGTATCTCATGCTTTCCCATATTTGATTTGCAGTTCCATCATTGTCTATTGCTAACTCTATTATCTCCATAGCTTGTGAGTCAGTACAATCATACATAGATGATACATCGTCAACATGATATAAGGTGTGTATATAATATCCATTTTCTCTTAATAATTCTTTTGCATCTGCGATCTTATCGTTAGTCGCTATAATGTCTTCCGGTAATTGTTTCATAATTTTAGTTTTTAAGTTTGTTATTAATTCTTTCCTGTATAATCTGCCTATCTTGATCGGTTGGCTTATAGTCATTCATTAATTCAATAGGTACGTTATCCCAAGCACTATCATAATTCTGTACATTAAACCCTCTACCTATACACTCGTTATATAATTTTACATACCTATTCTTTAAGTAGAGTAATTTATTATAGAAGAATTTAACGTGTCCAGTACCTAATTTAAATCTATCCGGTATGTTGTCCATATTATATTTACCCTTTGATATGCAGTTGGGTATTCTTTTAATCTCTCTATGCTCTGCAATTAGGTGTTGATTAGTTAATTCTTTAGGTTGTATACCTACATTTATTCGTGTCATAATTTTAGTTTTAGTTAATGCAATATAGTAAATAATTTTCACTTATTCAAATTAATCGTTCCAATATGCTCTACTACAAGAGGTAGAACAAAAGTCATAGTCTGAGTATTCTCCACAAAATTTACATGGAGTCTGATCCACTTGATCTTGGTAAGGTTCTCTATCGTAATCGTTCATAATTTTATTAATTTAAAGGTTCTCCATTAATATCTAACTCGGTAATTTTACACATAAATAATGTTGCAGTATCTTCTCCATCATTCCATACTTCTAAATTATTCATATGCATATCATAATCTGTATCCTCTCCATTAGTTTGATTTGCTAATAAAGTTAGATGAGTTTTACCATCTTTTAAACAATTCTCTAATTGCTCTATAAGTTTTTTAATTTCCATAACTTTATTTTTTTCTTGTTAATATATCTATTACAAAATCTATCTCATCTCTTTCATCTGATCCGATCCGATCCGACCAATCCAACATAGACTTCAAACTTTCTATTGCAATTTCTTTGTTTACTTGTCCTACTTTCTTTTCCATAATTTTATTTTTTAATCTAATAGTTCTACTTTCTTTAATAAATTTTGTGTTCTTTTTCTAAGTATTATATTGTAATACCGATCCTTTAATAGGTTTCTTAATATCGTTTTTAAACCATAATCTTTTAGGTGTACATCTTCATATAATACTTTATCTCCTCTCTCCACCTTTAATAAATAAAAGTCCTCAAGTCTTATATCATATTCTTTATCATATTTCTCAAGAATACCTGTTATCTCATCTACCATTTTAGTTATATCACTTAATGATTTATCTTCTAAATGTTTGTTTAATATATTTGTGTCCATAGTTTTATTTTTTTTTAGTGAATACTTGACATTGTCATTTTTTTCTTGTAACTTCCCGACCTAGTAATTAAGAGAATAAGTATGTTAGTACATTATTATAGATATAAAAAATATATATCTTTTACTCCTACTTCTACTTCTTCTCCTCTTTAATGTTAGTTACTATTTGTATCAAAGGATACCTATATCTTCTAATTTCCCCTCATTAATATCTCCATTAGCTAACAGGTATTCGCTTTCAATTAGCTTATTTGCAGTTCTTCCGTAATGACCTTGTAATGACCAAGCCATACCATTTTTAATAAGATCTCTAAATAAGTAAATTGTCTCAATATCTGATAAATGTCCCATCTCATAGTCCATTATGTAATCTATTATATCTTTTTTCTTTGGCATAATTATATAGTTTTAGTTAATAATTCTGGTTTGTTCTCACATATCCAACGATATGTGTTTATCTTATTTACTTTGTTAGCATAAGATAGTTTTTTGTAATCTACATTACCATTTTGATCTAGTGTTGGTGTCTTAGACCACAAGTAATGATTCTTACCATTCTTATCTATCCAATGTATTTTAGATTTGTATTCTATTAGTTGTTTCTTCCATTCGTTGAAACATATAAATTCTTTATTAGTCATAGTTAGTTAGTTTTAGTTGTTGATTGTTTTACAAACATACGAATTATATTTCATATATGCAAATTATTTTCACTTTATTTCATTCTGTATCTGTTAATTCACTTCGTTTGTTTGCCTTACTTTTTCTAATTAGTTCCATTTGTTCTTGCAGTTGATTCTGTATGTTAACCATTAATTTCTGCACTCCTTTGTACCGGATCTTTTCAATTAACATATCTTTTATTAGTTCTAATTCTCTGTCTGTTAGTTTTATTGTGTTCATAGTTATATAGCTTTAAATGTATTTATATTTAATTCGTTTGCTTTTTGTCTAAAGTAAAATTGTTTTAATGTAATTAGATCGTACTTTAATAATGTTTTTAAATAGTTTGGATTATTGTTTTGCTTAATCATAGTGATAATTTTTTAGTGAATAATTTATGTTTCTTTAGTAGTTTGATAATCTCTTGAGTTATCATCTGAAAGTAATAATTGCTAAAATTACTACCATCTCCGGAAGAATAACTTACCATATCGTATAGATGTTTCCTTATACTTTTTTCATTCCAATCATTAAATTCTTTACCGGTTACTTTTCTATACCCCCATTGATATTCTTTTGATTCATCGTGTTCATTAAAATTAATATCGTGAAATTCCATAGCTTGTTCAGTTTGTTTGTGATATGTATAGACAAAATTGTATGCCAATCCTAATAGATAATTTTCTATTCTTCTATGTATTCTTGGATATTCTCTTTTATTGTAATCGTGATTAAATTCTTGTTCAAATCTACTAACAAAGTGTTGCATTAAATTTTCTTCACTTGGATTATTAATAGTGTTTTTAGAATATCTTCCTGAAGATGTATGATTATCTTCAAAATCTTCCTTGATAACATCTAAGATATAATTCCTTAAATTCTTCATATAATCCTTATTATCTTTAAAGGTTAATAATTTGAAATTATCTTCGCTTAAATTCTTTGCTCTATAAATTGATAATTGTCCCATAGTTATATAGTTTTAGTTAGTAATTTAGTTTATCCGTATTGTATATTCTCATTTAGAATATCTTCAAGTTTATTCATCTTATCTATTGTTTTTGATACAATTAGTGCCCTGTCTAAGCATCTGCATATTGCATTAATTCTTTCGTTATATCTTATGTCTAAAGATTCAACCATCTCCTCAAGTTCATACCAATCTTGTAAAGCACCTTGATAATTATAATAATGGGTGTCGTGATAAGTTCCACCTGTATCTCCTATTGTACGGATATCATCTGTTATCTTGTCGTACTTTTTTAATAATTGTTCATTAGTCATAGTTATAGTCTTTTTAAATTATCATCTTTATTTACATCAGTCAACTCTTGAGCAATTTCTCTGACTTCTGACCTACTTAAACTTGAATTATCTAACATAATAGAAAGCGACATAAGGTCTTGATTTATATTATCTATTTTATCTAAAATTTGTTGTTTTGAAGATTTTTTGATATGTAAAGTCTTTACATTGTTTCTTTTATGTAGTTGCTTTATTGCATCTATTGCTACATCTCTATTATATTCTTTATTCATAGTTGTATAATCTTTAGTTAGTAAATTCATCTTTACATATAAGAGCCAATATCATTACACCAAAAGATATTAATAGTATTCCAGTAGATATTTCACTTAGCCAAAAGAATAACATAAAATCTAGTAGACATATTGTGATTAATATCGATGTTGTGTATAATATAAATGTTCTCATAATAAAAAACTTTAGTTAGTGATACACTTAATGCGTATCAGTTCCACAAATATAATGATAAAGGTTTTTAATATCCTAATAAAATGCAAAGTATTTTCATTCTCTCGAGGAAAAAAGTTTTAAATTAGTATGATGAAATATAGTTTCAGTATGTTGAAAGGATTATAAATGGATTTAGTTAGGGTATTATCTCGCATCATCATACAACACATATACAAATAGATATAGTCAAACAATAGGGAATGAACAACAATAGTTGTTACATTCATTTAGATTAGTAGTGTGATGATATGTATATATATATTAATGTTAGTTATGTTGACCGGTATTGTTTTATATTAATAGTAATAGTTATAATAAATAAAATAAATTATTGTTATGATGTATGTATATAAATACATTAGTTCGGTTGTATGAAAACGATGGTTGAAATCTTAACTATATAGTAGTATAAAAATGAAAAACCTTAATGCAGTAGTATAGTAGTTCTAAATGGAAACCCTACCCCTTTGAACTTTTCGGTTTCGGTATGGATTTGTATGTGTTGTATATATAATATTATCCCACCCCTTGTTATATCTCATAATTTTTCATATATTTGCCCCATGGCCAGGGACTATAAAGACGAGTACAAAAAATTTCAATCATCTCCTTCTTCTATAAAAAAGCGTGTTAAGCTTAATAAGATCAATAGGAATAAGGGTACCTATGGTAATGGTGATGGCAAGGATAATTCTCATGTCAAGAAAGGGGATGGTACTGTTATTATAGTTGTTAAGAACGCTAGTGACAACAGGGGATCTAAGAATGATATGCCTGGAGATAAAAGAGCTAGAGGTGTTTCTATTATGAAGACTGGGGGTATTCCAACTGACCCTCCTAATGATGGAAAGAAAAAGCCTATTATAAAAATGAACCCAAAAGGGGATATTAAACCTAAGGTTGATTTACATAAAGCGAATAAAGTTATTGCGGGTAAAGGTGTTCCAAGAGAAACCAACAACTTGTTACAAGGTTTATTTGAAGCCCAGAAAGATTTGGGTATAAAATCCAATTTAAAGCAAATACCTAAAAATCTTGATATAAACTCAAAAGAGGGAATGAAATTATTATATGAAACATTTAAAGATGTAAATAAGGACTTAGAATTTATACAGGAGACTCAAGATCAAAATAAGTTAAATAATATGCTTAAGCAAGTTGGGGTTAATCAAAAACCAACAGGTCTTCAAAAGCTTAAGGGGTTTATGAGCAAAGGGTTTAAGATTGCGGACAAAATACTAAGGCCACTAAATCCTTTTATTATACCTTATGATGGACAGTTTTTACACCAAAATACACCTCCAGTGTCCCCTTCCGCTAAAGGTTCTAGGGTGTATAGGAATAAATATTTTGTTACCGCTGGAAAGGGTAATGAGTTTGGTGATAATAGTAATGTTGATTCTAGTTCACTTAGAACAGAGAAGATTAGAAAGGCTAGTTCTGGTGCTATATACAGTAGGGGTTTTGATTACTATGGTGGTGGACCTTTATACGGTCAGTCTGCTGGTAATGCTGCTATTATGGGTGGAACAAACACAGCTGCTGCTTTGGGTGCTGGAAATGATGGTTCTGGAAAAGGTGGAGGAGGAGGATTATTTGGAAATAAGAGAAAGGATGCTAAGGTAAAGGAGAAAGGTGGAACTACTGTCAATGAAAGAAGAGCTTTAAGAAAAGCTAAGAAGGCCATAAGAGTAGCTTCTAGGGAAGAGAGAAGAATGGGGACGGAAGGTAGACCAGGAGGACCTGTTGTACACGCTAAAAAGAATATGGCTGTTCTTCAGGAAAAAATACAAAATGATACGTTCTCAGCTAATGATAATGTTAAGCCTTGGTTTAAGTCTAAAAAATCTTGGGAGAAAGATAATTATAACAGAATTAATTCAACTCAAAAACAAAAAGAAAAATGGGAAAAAGCTAATCCTGATAAGAAGTGGGAGGCTCATGGGGGTAGTAAATATATTTTAGCTGGATCTAGTGATTTAAAATATTATACAGGAAAGAAAGGAGAAGAGTATAGCTTTGGTGATGGAACGACAAGACCATTCAGCTATTAAAGATGTGCATTAAAGCTAAAAAGACTAAACAGCTGAGGATGAATCCCAGCACCGCTTCAAACAGATTAAAGAAATTATTGTTATTCGATTTAGCTAAAAAGTTAAAGATCAACTGGTGTTATCAGTGTGGGGCCGAGATAGAGTATGCTGGAAAAATGACTATAGAACATAAGACTCCTTGGTTGGATTCTGAAGACCCTCAAAAAAAATTTTTCGAACTCGAGAATATAGCTTTCTCACATGCTTCTTGTAATTATGCAGCCGCTAGGCAAAAGGAAGGGGCACCATGCCCATCAACGACAGCTTATAGAAAAGGGTGTAGGTGTGATGGTTGCAAAGCGTCTAGAAGAGAATACAGAAAAAACAGATCTAAGGTTATAGACAAGTCTTAGCTTATTTGAAATCCAAATATAAATGTATAACTATCGCTAGATGATAGATCTATGGTTTCAGCAGCGAGTGCAGTAAAGTATATTTCTCCCTCTGAAGCATCTTTGCTAGTTCTTAGTATTAGCTTCACATCTAAAACACAATCAATCTCTGGATCCAACATATCTCCTGTTCCCAAATGTCTAAAGTTTACTGAACCAAGAGGAACATTTAATAATACATTAGCATCTGTTATGTTAGGTGCATTATCCGCTCCTGATAAAACTCCTCCAGCATTTGATTGCCAAAATTGGAAGTTAATATTTTTTGCTTGACCCTCCATGTCTAAAACAGTGATACTTATTAACTTAACAGATTGACCTGGTCTTGCTCCTGTTATAATTTTTGTCGGGGTTTTTACTAGAGTTTTGCCAGCTACTGTAGATGCTGTCGTGCAAACAGGTGTCACTCTATAGGAATAATATTTAGCCATATCAAAGTTCTTTTTAAATTGAAACTATTTAAGTTGATTACAAATATAGTAATTTATTTTAAATATAAGAAATATTTGTTTATATTTGCTTGATTATAATTTAATTTAATGTTTGACAAGCCCAATTACCTTAAGTACTATAGGAACACCCTATTTGCTTTTAGAGATAGATACGGTTTAAAGATATCAGACATTGAATTTTTATTTTTCATTTACGATCTGGAGTCGTGGAATTGCACATACGTGAAGAAGAACTATAAGAGCTCTTTAACATTTCTAACAAGAAACATTCCAGATTTAATGGGAAAAGGTTATATTAGTATATATTTAGAAAAAGCTCATGGAAGAGCTAGGAAATATATGATCTCTCAGAAAGGGAGGCTTCTTGTTTCTAGATTCTATAGGGTGTTAAATGATAAAGAAATAATTTAATTATGGCAAAAATCACAAAGTATAAAAATGGCGGTAAAAACAACATAGCAACCGACAAAGGTGGAAAAAAGGGCGAAAAGGTATATAGAGAAGATAAAAAAGATCAGTTCAATGTTCAATGGGATAAGGGTGATGTATCTGAAAAACTACTTCAAATAAGTGATGATTATAACAGATCTTTAGAAAATTTAAATAATGGAAAAAATCCCGTTGGTTATTTTAGCGATCAAAGGATTACCCTTCAAAATATAGATGATGCTAAAAGAAATAAGGAAACGGATCTACAAAGAAATTGGAGTACACTACTGCCAAAAGAAGATGCTAACAAAATTTTTGAAAAAAAATTCTCTAAAGATAAATTATCCTCTCTTTCCCCAAAAGAGAGAAACGCTATTTTTCAGTTAAGAAATAGAAAGCCCTATTTATTTGATAAGGATGGAAACTTTAGAGGTAAGGTTCGTATAAGCTCAAGAGAACGTGACCCAGATGATCCAAATGATAATAGAATTACGCTTGATATTGTAGATACAGATGGAAGAACTATTCAAGGTGCTGGAGGTGAACAATTAAGGTTTGATAGTTGGGGTTTAGATCCTGAGGAAAGAGATAACTTCAATCAATTAGGTAATGAATCCACCTATAGAGATGTAGAAGAAGTTGTAGGGGGAGTTGATGTTGAGTTTTCTTCTATGGATCAAACGGGAACAGATCAATCTGTTATAGAGGGTGATGGTAAGCCAGGTCCAGTAGATAATCAGAAAACGACTATAAAAGATGCTCGTAATGTAGCTGGAATGACTATTCCTACAGAAGGGCCAGATGGACCAGACATTACAGATCCTGAAAGATTAAGGGAGATGGGTATTCCTGAAAGTCAAATACAAGGAACTCTAACTAATAATAGAGGTGATGATGATCCAATAATGTCTAATATTAAAGATATTCAAAATGCAAATCAGCAGCAGGTAGAAAACCAAACATTAGATACTCAGAAAAATCTAAATGGAGAAGGAACTGTTGATCAAAATAAGAGTAGAGAAAATCAATTTGCTACCGACTTCAAGGGTCCTAATCCTTATGACTATGACACAGATGAATACTGGGATTATCAAAAAGGTAAGAAGCAGATGAAGATGTATGGAGAGACTGATATTAAGCTTCCAGGTATGACAGATCAAACGACTATAACACCTCCATCAAACATGAATAATGTAGTTGATCAGAGTGCTGCTGGAACTGTTCCAACGATGGTAGAAACATCGGCTATGAAAAGTCAAGGAGAAAAAGATATGTCGGATATGTCTAGCATGAGTACTTCTACTCCAAATAAAAAAGATGAGGGTTACATTCCACAGTCTACAAGAAATGTTGCTAAAACAACAACAACAACACCTGTTAAGGCTACTACTACGAAAGATGATACGAAAGATGATAGCAAGAGTGACAAGGGGGAATATATTCCACAGTCTGTAAGAGGAAAAGATAAGGATAAAGACAAGGATAAAGATAAAGACACTAATAAAGCTAATAAAGGAATTAGAGTTAAGAAGAAAGGGGGAATGGTATATAAAAAGGGAGGAATGATGTATAAAAAAGGAGGGAAGACAATGAAGAAATCTAAGAAAGCTTACGGGGGAATTAGAATTAAAAAATCTTAATAATGAGTGTAAGTGTACAACCAGAGGATGCATATGATAATAAAGGTAATCTAAAAGCTGGATTATCTATGTTGGAGGATGGGCGAATATTTACTCAATCTGACGCAAATCAAGAAAATATAAAATTAGAAGAAAAAGCAAAAGCAGATAAAAAAAAGAAAGCTCGTAGTAGAGCTAATGAATGGGGCTCAAATATTGGAAATAAATTAGGTATAGCAGATTGGAAGGTTTTTGATAGGATGCAACCAGCTTGGGCTGCTAAAATAGAAGACTGGGCTGTTAACTCTGGGTTATTTGGAAAAGAGGGTATGATTATTTTATCTCCTAAAGACATGGAAGGAGAAGGACAAGAAATGGAATATAATGGTTATAGAACTGAGAACTTCCATATATGTCCAAGTGCTATTTCTACTTTTACTCAAATAAAAGAAATGGGTCTTAGAGGAAAAGAGCAGCAGGTGATGACAGGAGTTGTGGAAATGGTTGACTCTATGTTGGGGCTAGAGGTTATGATGAAAGAACATGGAGGTGACTCAGAAGATTTATACCTAATGGTTAGCTTAAATAATAAAGTGTTTTATGTCTTAGGTAGACTATGGGGAATGACAGAGGTGGATTATTTAAATGGATTTAAATTTATGACAGACCATATATGCACTGCTGCATCTATTGTTTATGGTAATGGAGATAAGCAAAGTTTAAGTATGCACGATGACGGAATAGATGTTGGAGACATGCCAAGTAGTAAGGGTGAGATTGTGGTAGCTGAAGTTAAAGAAGCTCCTGAATATAACCTAGGAGGCACACTTAATGAAAACCGAAGAAGAATGGATGTTATAGAATTAGATAGTCTGAGAAGAGAGAAGATGATGAATAAAATGGGAAAGGTAGATAAAGTTTTTACTAAAAGATCTGATTTTATGAAGAGTTGCAAGGCTAGTGGAAAATCAGCTAAAGAATGTCGAATAGCTTGGAAAACTTTCTATACAAATAAAGATTCTATTAAATATAAAAATGGAGGACACACAAAAGGTGGAACATCAGCGTTACCACTTGGACCTCTAGGGGCTTTATTTGGTTTTGGAAAGCTTTTGCATAAAAAGCAGGTAGGACAGAAGTCTTTTAAACACCAAAAATCCAATCTTTTTAGAGGGAGAAAAATCTAAAGGTGGGGTAAGAATAAAAAAATGATATGCCAGATAATAGTGTTAATGTTGTTAGAAAAGGAGGTAGATATTGCCTCATAGATTCTTATGGTACAGTAATACTTGAATACACTAGAAGTCCATCTAGAGCATTATCAACAACAAGAGTAAAATTTACTGGAGCATTACAATCAGAAAGAATACTGTTAGGAGAAAGTAAAACTATAGAGAGCGGATGGCATGGACATGATGGAAGGATAAAAATATTACCAAGAGATTTTATTGCTGATGACTCTGGTAGGCCAGTGATGGTGGAGGATGGTACTGCATTAACTAGAAGGTTAGCATCTCATTCTTCAACACCTATGTACGCATCTATACCTATACCTTCTGGATACACAGCTAGAAAAGTTATGATACATGGATCAGCGGCTAAAGCAGTTACTGTTTATGAAGCTAATATAGATAGTGCTACTGTAACATCTAAGGGTACTGGGACGATGAATACAGAAATTAGCTTAGGAACAGGATCTATAAAGAGTACAAATAAAAACTATATATTAATAGAGATTACTACTACTTCAGCAACAGATTATGTTTACGGGGGTTATGTAACTATAAATTAAAAAACATGGCATTAGGAAGTAAAACATCAGGACAAATACACAACAGGACAGGTGGTGATTTAACAGCTATGAAAGCTAAATATGATAATAATAAACATTTAGAATATATTGGTTTTGACGAAATAGATGCGTTATTACATCAGATGCAGTTAATGCAAAATGATATTGACGAGTTAAGAAGATATATAACAAGTGCTGAATTATTATTGCCAGATACAATAGGTGACTCTTTACCTTTATCAGACCCAAGATCATCAGGTCAACTATGGAACAACAGGGGAGTTTTAACTGTGAGCAGAGGTTAATTTAAATTATTTTACTATATTTGTAACTAAATAACAATTATTATGTCAACATTAGCTGGAAGCAACATTAAAGATACATTCAAGATGTTACTAAAAACATCTGATTCTTCTGGGTTTAATACAAATTCAAAAACAAGAATAGAAGATGGAAATGGTAGGTCAAGTGCTTTGTCTTTAGGAAAAACAGAGGTTGCTGTCGCTGGTAAGTTAACTATAAATGCTGCTGCCACAACAACTGTTTCTTCAGACTTATATATTTCTACATCATCAACACAATCTGTTCTTATAGAAAGTTCTGCTGGTTATGACAAAATGTATATAGGGGATGCTTCTTCTGCTTACAATTTTAAAATAGGAGATATAGATTCCGCTTCACCAGGAAATAATAATTATATATATCTAGAGGATAATAGTAATAGAATATCTTTAAAAACATCATTTGTTGGTATTGGTAGAACAGCTCCTACATCCACCCTTCATGTAGGTAATAATTCTGGATCTGCTTGTTTTTCTTTAGGAAACTCTGCTCAAGCTTTCAAAGTTGGGGGAACAGCGAATGCAAACATGATATCTATTGATACAACTAATTCCCAGGTAAATGTAACTTCTACAGATCTTAATGTTAAAAACCAATCTATACTTAGAAGAAGTAGTGGCAGATATTATTTAGAAGAGTTTTTTGATAAGAGACCTGGTGTTAATGCAGATATTGATGATACAGATACAGAAGCTTCTTATGTTCCAGCTAATAAAAACTTTGAAGTATTAGGAACAAACGCTACAAGTGCATTAGTAGATTGGGGTGGTAATTATGCTGGACTTACATTGACAACAGCAGGAGCGGCAGATGATCAAATAATTATATTACCTCATTTAGATGCTAAAAGAGACTCTCAAGCTGGCACAGCTTGGTCTGGTATATTATGGGGAACTGAAAATCAAGTTGAATGGGAGTGTGCTGTAACGACAGGATCTGCTATAACTGATTACGGTTTATGGGCTGGTTTGAAAAAAACCAACGCTCCTTTGTATACAACGGACAACGATCAAGCTTATTTTGTGTTCTCTACAAACGATGATCACTTTGGAACTTTTGCTACAAACACGAAGCTACATTTTGTTTATTCTACGGATACAGCAGATGGTGCTACTGTGGTTGATTACGTTACTGATTTAGGAATAACGGTAGCTGCTAGCACAACATATAGACTTAGGATAAATATAGACTCATCTAGACAAGTTTCTGTTTTTGTTAATGATGTTCAATATGGTCTAACAAGGACAGGGGGGTCAACAGGAACAACAGAATCTACAGCGACAACAAAATCATTAGCTTTAAAAGACAACCAAGATCTTATACCTTATGTTGGTATTCAGAACGTGGGTGGTTCTGCTGTGACAAAACACATGTACTTACATTACGAAAAAATTAGCAGAATATTGTTTGAATAAAATATTTTCACTATATTGTGAGAAATTTAATTTAATACAATAAAACTATGAACAACACAGAAAAGCTCATAGAGGAGATATGCGAATCTATGAAGAATCTTCTACTAGAGAAGAATCGATCTTATGGCGATTCAGCCACCAATCCATCAAATGTATTTTCAAGCGGATCAGCAGTAGACTCTATATGTGCACGTATAGATGATAAATTAATGCGTATACAAAACAAAGGTATTAATGATAAAACTGAGGACACAGTGTCAGATCTTATTGGATATCTTATTTTATTGAAGGTGGCTTTATATAAAGAAAAAAATGATGAATATAATTCATTTAAGGAAACTATAGATATGGGAGGTCATGCTAGTATAAATGGAAAACCTATATCAACAATAGAAGATTTAGATATATATTACGAAAATAAAAAATAATGGAATTAGAATCAATAAATCCTATAATTAGAAAAATAACTATAGGAGATTTAAAACAAGGGCTTACCTATCAGGTGGGTCAATTAATGCTTAACGGTACTATGGAGATAACAGCTATAATACAGGATGAGGCAGCATGGTATAAGCATCAACAAGTTGTATATGATGTGTATATTAAGTATGAAAAAGAAGAGTTTTCAAAGCCTTGGAAGAGGTTTTTTGATCAACCTACAGCTATAGAGTTTGATATAAAAGAAAGAGAATCTTACGAAGTTAATTAATATGAAGCCTATTAGAGATTATTATTTTGTTAAGGTTGAAAAAACCCATGAAGATACTATTATAGTAAACGGACAGGAACTTTATGCGGATACTAGTTTTGAAGAATTAAAGCATGCTAGACAGTATGGTACAGTTATTGCAGTACCTTCTACCCTTTCTTTTGGCTTAAAGATGGATGTTAAAGAGGGTGATAAGGTATATTGTCATCACTTCCTAGTTAGCGAGGAGAATAGAGTTAAGTATCATGAGCAGAAAAATATCTTTCAAATAAGATGTGATGCTATATATGCTAGAGTTAGAAAGGGTAAGCTTAAAATGCTTAATCACTGGAATTTTGTAGAACAGAAAAAAGAAGATAAAGAAAATTATATGAGTAAGTCTGGTATATATTTAAAACCAGAAAGGGAAGATAAGGAGTTACATGGATATATAAGGTATATGAATAAGGAAATGAAAGAGTGGGGTGCAAAAGTTGGAGATGAGGTTGTGTTTTCAGAAAATTCTGAATACGATATGAATATTGAAGGGGAAAAATTGCTTAGGATGAGAAATATTGATATCTTAGCAAAAATAGAATAGAATGAATGATTACGAAAAATATATGGATTCCGAGATGGTTTATGAGAATAAAAGAATATTAGGAAACTGTATGAGAAACTCGTATGACTTTTTAATGGGAAACAAAACATTAGAAGAGCTATTAGATCAAGATGGTAACCCATATTTCCTTTGGAACGTAATAGATCATGATAATTTAACTAAATCAACATTTGAAGATATATTAGATGTTATGATTAATTATTATGAAGAAGATGAAGAGTACGAAAAATGTGCCAAATTATTAAAATTTAAGACCAATGGAAAAGACGAACATAGAGAGAAGGTTGAAGAGACTTATAGAATCAGGGAAGAAGGCTTTTGATTTATTATTAGAGGAAGTTGAAAAACCTATAGATCCAGAGTTGCAAGATGATAAAGCTAGAAATGCCATGAAAGCTAAAAAGGAATGCTTTATGGATGCTCAAGAGATCTTAACTACTATTCATAAAATAGAGAGTCAAAATTCGGGAGAAAAGGTAAAAGATGCTTTATCTGAAGAGGAAAAAGCGTTCCAAGCAGGCTTCTCAGAAAAATACGCCAAGAAATAAATAAAACAATTTATTTTACTATATTTGCATAATTGGCTAATTTTTATTATGAAAAACGTAATAACCCTAGATGAAAAAAGTCTTGGAGACATCTTAAATATATGTAACCTTAAGGTTCGTGTCCCTAAAAAACCTAAGAGTAAAGGGGATATTTTATTTTCAAATAAAAAAAAAGCGGATCAAAAATGGACTAGAGTAGAGATGCCCGATGGACTTAATCAAGAAACAGCATCAAAGTTTAGAGGATTTATAAACCAAGAGTTTGATAGAAGAATTAACGGAGTGTGGTTTATGAGTAATGGGGTTCCAACATATATTACAGGAGAGCATTATTACTATTTAAATTGGTGTAAACTAGATATAGGATATCCTGAATATAGAGATAGGGACAGAAGATTCTTTATTTTTTGGGAGGCTTGTAAAAAAGACTCTAATTGTTTTGGAATGGTTATGGTTAAACACCGTAGGGAGGGTGCTTCTTATAAAGGTGCATCTATGTTATTACATGAAATAACATCTAGATATAACTCTCATGGTGGTATAATAAGTAAGACTGGTGTAGATGCTAAATCATTATTTACAGATAAGCTTGTATATATGTTTAGAAATTTACCATTTTTCTTTCAACCAATAATTGACGGTAGTGATAATCCTAAAAGCACACTTAGCTTTAGGGCTCCAGGACAAAAGATAACAAAGAACTTTAAAAAAATTGTAAAGTCGGAAGCTTTAAATAGTAAGATAGATTGGAGGAACACTAAAGACAACTCTTATGACTCTGTTAAGCTTGTTAGATATCTTTGTGATGAGGCAGGTAAATGGGTTGACGCTAGTGTAGAAAAAAACTGGGAAGTTGTAAGATCTTGTTTAACACTGGGAGATAGGATTATAGGAAAATGTTTTATGCCTTCAACTGTTAATGAATTAGAGCTTTCTGGGGGAGAAAATTTTAAAAACATATGGTTTGATAGTTCTACGGAGGAAAGAGATGCTAATGGAAGGACTAGATCTGGGTTATACTCTTACTTTACACCAGCATACGATGGTTATGAGGGTTTTATAGATGAATATGGAATGTCTGTTATTGGAACTCCAGATAAACGTCAAGCTAAATATATAGGTAAAAAGGTTGGTGCTAAAGAATTTCTTCAAAACATCAGGGATTCATACTCTGGTAACACAACAAAATTAGCCGAAGAAAAGAGACAAAGACCTTTTAATATTGATGAAGCCTTTAGAAGTGACTCTAGACATAGTCCTTTTGATGTAGAAAGAATATATCAACAGATGGATTATAATGAGGCATCTGAGGGATTAACTGTTAAGGGTAATTTTATGTGGAGTGGTGGAATTGAAGATAGTAAAGTATCATGGGTTCCAGATAGAAGAGGTAAGTGGTTAATATCATGGATACCACCAGAAGAGAGAAGAAATAATAAAAATGGAAAAAGATCTGGTTTTTATCCTGGAAATGAAAATGAAATGGTTGCTGGGTGTGACCCTTATGATCATGACACAACTACGGACGGAAGAAGGTCTGATGCGGCAGCTTATGTTTATAAAAAGCTTAGTATGCTAGATGACTTCTCTTGTCAATTTGTATGTGAGTATATAGCTAGACCGCCTAAAGCTGACATATTCTATGAGGATATGATTAAGATGTGTGTTTTTTATGGTTGTGCAATACTTGTGGAAAATAATAAAATAGGTATAATAAAATACTTTGAGAGAAGAGGTTATTATAATTACCTAATGGATAGGCCAGAATCAACACATACTGATAGTAGTAGAAAACAAAAAACAAAAGGTATACCATCTACGGGTGCTGCTGTATTAAATGCTCAAACAGAAGCTGTAGCAACATATGTATATGATTATATAGGCATGAGTCAAGATGGTGAAATGGGAAGATGTTATTTTAATAGATTACTTGATGATTGGAGTAGATTTGATATAAATGACAGAACAAAGCATGATGCTACTGTAGCTTCTAGTTTAGCCTTGTTAGCTTCACAAAAACATATAAAAGAAAAAAAGGTAAAAGTTTTAGATATAAGCTTTATAAAAAAATATAATAACAGAGGAATAGTTTCTAAAAGAATATAAATTAAATGGAAAAATTATTTGACACTATAGGAGGATACCCAAGCCCACTTGTACCAAACGAGGATAAGGCAAAAAAAGAATATGGGTTACAATATTTTAAAAAAATGTATTCTGACTGGAGGAATAATACAGACATGAACTTCCAGGATAGAAGAAGAAGAAATGAAAAGCTTAGAAAATACGCTGAAGGCACGCAGAGTGTTTCAAAGTATAAGGATCTTTTAGATGCTGAAGGCGATACTTCATATATGAATATAGATTGGACTCCAGTTTCTATAGTGCCTAAGTTTGTAGATGTAGTATGTGGTGGTATGGTCGAGCAAGACCATAAAGTTAAAGCTACAGCTATAGATCCTGTTTCTGTAGACACAAGAAGAGACGATCAAAAGGAGCTTTTAGCAAAAATGCTGACAGCTGAAATGAGAGCTCAGTTAACAGAATTAACAGGTGATGATTATATACAGAAAGGATACACTCCAAACAGCTACGCTGAGTTAGATTTATACATGAGCTTAAATTATAAGCAAAGACATGAATTAGCCATGGAAGAGGGTATAAGTTTTGTTTTACAAACAAATGACTTTGATGAGTTAAAAAGAAAGCTTATTAGGGATCTAGTTGTTGTTGGACAAGCTGCTATGAAGTGTTATTTAGATAAAACTCAAGGTGTTAAGGTAAGATATGTTGATCCAACTAATTTAGTAACCTCATACTCAGGAGATCCTGATTTTAAAAATATACAGCACGCAGGTGAAATATACACTGTTACTATATCTGAGTTAAAAAGAATGGCTGGAGATCAGTTTACTGAAGAGGAATATAAGCAAATAGCTGAAGATTATGGTAACAAAAATATAAAAGAAGATTATCCTTATTCAAGAACATTTTCTGCTAGTGGAGATTATTCTTATGAGTATGATAAGTTTTCCATAGAAATAATGGATGCTGAATTTATTACTAGCCATGATATAAAATATGAGAAAAAGAAAAACAAATTTGGAGGATATTCTGTTAGAAAAAGAAAGAGTGGATATAAACCTCCTAAAAAATCAAAGTTTAAAAGAGAACAATTAGGTAATACAGTTAAGGTTGTTTATTCTGGAATACATATTATTGGAACTGATTATATATTTAATTATGGTTTAGCTAAAAATATGTCAAGACCTAAATCTAACTTAACAGAAACTAAACTTTCATATATTATATATTCTCCTAATTTATATAAAATGAATACAGTTTCTTTAGTTCAGAGAATGATACCTTTTGCTGATCAAATACAATTAGCTCACTTAAAGTTACAACAATTACTAGCTAAAGCTAGACCTAAGGGTGCTGCTTTTGAAGTTGGTTCTCTAGAAAATGTAACCAAAGGTGATGGAGGAACTTTTACCCCATTAGAATTACAGGAGATATATGACCAAACGGGTAATATATACTATAGAAGTTTAGATGACGATGGAAATCCTTCTGGTGCATCTCCAGTTCAAGAGTTAGAAAACGGTATAGGTAAAGATATGATGAGTCTTATACAGATATATAATCATAATCTACAAATGGTAAGAGATGTTACTGGGGTTAATGAAGCTAGAGATGGTGCTAAACCTTCTAGTGAAGCTTTAGTTGGAGTTCAAAAATTACAGTTAATGGCATCTAATAACGCTACTAGATCTATTAATGATGGATTTTTACATATGGTAAAAAAGTTGGGAGAGTCAGCAAGCATGAAGCTTCAAGATTTAGTAGAGTATGATAAACCTTTAAAAGGATATATATCAGCTATAGGTAGGGCTACAATGAAAACTATAGAGATAGGTAAGGATGTTTCTTTACATGAGTTTGGTATAGCTATAGAAATAGCACCTGATGAACAAGAAAAGGCTATGTTAGAACAGAACATTCAAGCTTCTTTACAGCAAAAAGAATTAAGAATAGAAGATGCTATAATGATACGTCAGTTAAAGAATGTTAAATTAGCTAATAGGATGCTAATACTTCGTAGGCAAAAGTATCAGGAAGACATAATGAAGCAGCAAATGCAAGCCTCAGAGGCTAACGCTTTACAACAGCAACAGTCTGTAAGAGCAGCTTCTGAAGCTAAACAACAAGAGCTACAAGCTACCATGCAGCTAGATCAGGCTAAAATGCAGGCAGATTCTCAAATACAAGAGAATCTTATGAGGTTAGAATATGAGCTTAAAAATGAACATGAAGAAAAAGCACATATAAGAAAAATGAAAGAAATAGAGCTTGCTAATATTGGTAAAGTAGCTTCTGGAAAAATACAATCTAAAGCAAGAGAGGGTACAGTTGCTAAGAGTGCACACTACCAATCTCAAATGATTGAACAAAGAAAAGGTAATCAGGGACCTATACAAGATCCTGAAATGATGAGTTAAAAAAAGTGAAAATTTTTGTTTTATAAATAAAAATGATTATTTTTGCAAAATAGTAATAATTTAATTTAATATAATATGGCAGACGAAATGGGTGAAATCTTCGCAGAACAATTAGGCGGAGAAGTAGTTTCAGATGGTGCACAAGAGCAAATGACTCAACCTACAACGGTTGATTTAACAACTCCTCCACCAGCAGAACCTGCTCCCACACAACAAGAATCAAATGAACCTCCAACGGAGCAAGCTCCAGAGGAGACATATGAAAATAATGATCGTTCTTTAAATACTGAATCAAATCAATCTCAAAGCGAAAGCGAGGGTGAAGATTACACAGAGGAAGATTTTTTAGGTTACATAAATGATGAATATGAAACCAACTTCGACTCTATGGATCAATTTAGAGACACTCTAAAGACTGAAAAGAATAATGATTTTGCTAACGAACAGATAGCAAACATGAATAAATTCGTTTCAGAAACTGGAAGAAGTGTTAATGACTACCTAAGAACGCAGACTGTTGATTACTCTAAAATGTCTAATGAAGATATTATGATGGAGCATATGCATTTATCTAACCCAGAATTAACTGGTAAAGAATTGCAAACCTACATATCATCTAAATATAAGATGGGGGAGGGTAAGTTTACAGAAAGCGATAAAGCGATGGGATCGATAGAACTAAAGAGGGACGCTAATCAGGCTAGACAAGAACTTGTAGAGTGGCAAAATTCTTATAAGGCACCCGCTGAAAACAACGGGATGACTCAAGAACAAGCTGAAACTATAAGAACTGACTGGCTTAATAGCATGAACTCTGAGGTAGACCAGATGCAATCATTAACCTTCGATATAAATGATCAGGGAGAGACTTTTGATTTTTCTCTAAGTGATGAACACAAATCTTCACTTTCAGAAAGCAACTCAAACTTATCTAATTTTTTCGACAGGTATATAGATGATAGTGGAAAATGGGATTTTGATCAATTAAATATTGATATGTTTATACGGGATAACTTCGATCAGATTATAAGAAGTGTAGCCAATCAATATAGATCTAAAGGGACCGAACAGGTTATCAAGGACATAAAAAACCCATCATTCAATACTGCTCCTAGGCCATCTACAGGTGGACAGGATAAGTCTATGGTTGACAAGCTGGATGATCAAATATTTGGAGGTAGTGGATCATTATGGAATAATTAATGAATATTAAATTTTAAAAATATATAAAAATGGCTACAGTAAGTTTAGGTGGACAAGTTCATATTAAGCCTTCTGCGGTTCAAGTTGCAACCAACGAGAACTACGTAAGTGCGATGACTACGAACAGTCTACGAAAAAGAGATGTATCTGAAAAACTTGTTAAGCGTTATGGCGAACAAGGTATTACAGGTCTTCTAGAATTAATGGGATCGAAAGCTCCCTCAAATAATAACACGTTTGAACACTATGAAGAAGCGTTCAGACATAACAGTGTAACAGCTACACTAAAATTAACAGCTGATAACGGTACGGTTGCTGCTTCAACTACAGCTTCTATTACGGGTACTCTTGTTTCAGGGTCTTTTCAAGATGAATTTATTGGAGGATCTGATTTTGCTGCGGTACGACCAGGCGATATCTTACGAGATAAAGATGGTGATATGTACTATGTAACAGCTACAGGGTTTCCTAATGATGACACAGTAACTTTTACTATGTACTCTACCGCTGTTGGTGGTACAGCTGTATCAAAGGTAAGTAATTCTACACAGTTTGAATTGGCTATCATTGGTAATGCTCATCCAGAAGGAGGATCACAACCAGATGGTTTATCTCCGTTAGTACATGAATACTCTAACAAGTGTATGATTTTAAAAGAATCTTTTGAAGTAACAGGTTCTGAGGCTACAAACATTGTATATGTAAAAGTTGACAATGAAAAAATGGGTTCAGGATATGTATGGTACTTAAAAGGTGAGTCAGATACTTATAAGAGATTCTTGGATTATTCTGAGATTATGATGATGTTAGGTGAAGATATTACTAACGCTACTCTTACAAGTACTGGAACACCAATTACTACTGCATTTAAAGGTGGTAATAATGTTGCTGACAACTCATCACTTAGAGGAACTACAGGTTTACTTCCTTGGATTGAAACAGACGGACAGTCTATGGACTTAGGTTCTGCTTCTATCACAATGGCTGACTTTGACGCTATCGTTAAGTCTTTAGATAAATATAGAGGTGCTAAAGAATACGCTATGTATTCAGGTATTGATTTATCTTTAGATGTTGATGATTTATTAGCTGCTCAAGGTGCGTACGCTGCTGGTGGTGCTAACTATGGTGCTTTTCAAAATAGTAAGGACATGGCGTTAAACTTAGGGTTTAATTCTTTCACAAGAGGAGGTTATACATTTCATAAGAAAACTTATGATTTATTTAATCACCCAAGATTATTAGGTGCTTCTGGATTTAACTATCCTGGATACGGTGTTTGCATTCCTATGGATATGCGTAAAGACGCTAAGTCTGGCGAAAGTATTCCATCGTTGAGAATACGATATAAAGCTGCTAATGGTTATTCGAGAGATATGGAGCACTGGTTAACGGGTTCTGCTGTTCTACAAAACAAAACTAACACTACTGACGTGCTACAATCGCACTACAGATGTGAAAGAGGTTTTGAAGGATTTGCGGCTAACCGTTACATGTTGATCAAGAAATCTTAATTATTAACCTTATAAATTTTATATAAAATGGAAAAGTATTTTTATGTTAGACAAGATTCTACGATAGGAAACGATGATGATGAGACAAATGGCTCAACTGTATTCAGAGCTTCTGATATGATTAGTATGGGTTCTGCTTCTAATACTGCTTTAGCTTTACGATTTAAACCTCGTATGAACGCTTTTAGTGGTGGAGAAGGTGCTAATGCTGATTATAAAACAGATTCTGTTACTTTGACAGTTGCTACTAACAATCAAAAGGCTGTTATAGAAGCTATATTAGCTGAAGTAGCCAAGCCAATGATTGCTGGTGCACCTTATCTAATAAACTTGTATGACGCTGTTAATGCAAACAGTGACATTAAAGGTGTTTCTGGAGCTTCAGTTGCAATAGCTGCTGCACAGGCGTAATTAGTCTAATTGCTAACTGTCTTGAAATGATATACAGGCAGTATAAAGAACATATCTAAGGAGGGGGAGTTTCTCCTCCTCCAAAGGTATC